CTTTAAGTTTTGTTGAATTTTCAAGAGTTTTCTTAATCTCTTGACTTTATATAGAGATATTACAGAAAAACTTTATAAGAAGCAACTGAAATGTGACAGCTTTTGGTGAGTTGGTTGTTTTTGTTTTTATTAAAAATCACCGCTTAACACATCTTTTTGGCTTGACCAATAATCAATAATGGTTATACCAAGAGTAACAGCACGCTTATATTTAGAAGAGGTTGTATCTCCTCCAGTAATAAGAGCATAACAATCTTTTGTGACTGTTGAAGTTAATTTAAATCCTTTGCTTTCGAGGCGGTCTGCAAGATCACCTCTTGTCATATCCAGCTTACCTGTAATACATATTTTACGAGAAGGAGTTCCAACTGTTTCTTCAACTGTGACATTCTGTTCAAGTTGAAGAGGCAGAGTTGTAACCCAATCTTCGTTTTCGTCGAGCCAAGATAAAACTGAATCAACAGTAGAAGGACCAATACCTTTTATTTCTGTGGTTTCAATATCTCTCAGGTTTCTGAACGCTGGAATCTTGCTAATAATTAGTTTAGCAGCTGATCTACCAACTCCAGGTATGCCAAGGGAAGCAAGAACAATATCATAAGGTTTGGTTTTTGTTCTTTCAATCTCGGCTTCGACCTTAACGCCATTAGCGCCAAGTAAATCCCAGTTTTGATCTTCAAAGATATCAACTGGATGTGTCAGACCCATCTTCTTAACAGAAGCTGGACCTAATCCTTTAATATCAATAGTTTTGATAAAGTGTTCTAAAACTTTTGATGTGTTTATATTATTCTTATCGGCAACCAAAAGTCGAGGACCATCTCGTCTAGTTTGCTGACCAATTGTCTGTTCTGCGTGACTTTGGGTAATCTTAATTCTATGTTCAGAGTGTTGGACAACGCCTATAAATTTTGGTATAACACCACCAGCACGTTCAATTTGAATTAAATCACCCAAGCCCAAGATCNTGCTCTTCTATAATACCTATATTATGAAGAGTTACACGTGAAATGGTGGCGTCATCGAGCACAACTGGCTCGACAACGCCTGTGGGATTCACAGTGCCAGTACGACCGACTACCCATAAGACATCTTGTAGAGTAGTAACTGCAATTTCAGTCATACGCTTTTTGAGAGCCACAGCAAATCTTGGATACTTTGAAGTGTATCCAAGTTGTTGTGATTTAGCATATGAGTTTGCACGATACACTACACCGTCTTGTGGGTATTCCCAAGCGCGATCTTCAAGCACCGTAAAGAACCCCATCCCTGTTAAAACTTTCATACGAGGCAAGTAATCCATATCGACCCCAAGCCAATCGTGTGCTATAAAATTAATATTTCTGTCTTTAAAATCGTGCGCAGATTTTAAGCCTAATGCGCCTGATACATAATTTCTAAAGTTTTCTACTTCATTGTCTGTTACACACTCACCGTTAACAACAACTTCATCGAATTGAGTATCAATACGGTGTGGAACATTTTTTATCCATTCTGCAAGATGTGTTACATCTTCTCCTTGTTCTCCGTTACCACGAGTTATTGCAAGCTTAAGCTTGCCTCTACGATAAACCAGAGTTAAGTTAGAACCATCAATTTTTGGGAGTATAACATCCATCCACGATTCAACTTCTTCTTCTCCTTCATAGATTTTACGAAGAGAGTAAAGTTTATATGGATGTGTGATTTTACCAGCAGAACCGCCTACACGAAGTGTTGGGGAATCGTGATCACGCCAACCTTGTGCTTTTTCCATAGCTTCGAGCTTGTCATACAACTGGTCATACTCACCATCTGAAATAGAAGGAGCAGACAAATCATAATAAGCATGATTATGTTTTTGGATAAGTTGTTTGAGTTCTTTGTAGTTCATATAAAGAATATATCAGAAAAAAAGAGGAACAATCAATAGAAAACTCGCAGGATTACGAGTTTTCAACCATTTTAATTAAATCATCAAGATACCAACGAGCTTTTTTAAGATCTTCAAGCTGTTTTTCTTTTTGATTATGCTTAAGATTATATCGAGTAACATATTTTATAACGTTACCTTGTGAAAAACCCATATCCCAAGAGTCAATATAGGCTGTAGTTTCAATGCCCTTATTATAGTGAGGTGGGTGATTTACCATGTCTACATCACGATTTTGATAATTACGTATCTTTTTCTCTTCAGGCGAAGAAGAAATCTGTCTACGAGTAGTTTCACCAAGATTACGTTCATATATCGTTTTACCTCCGTCTGGAGATTCATAAATTTTAGGATTTACAATATCATGATGAGACCGAGACTTCTCAATTCTGCTTTTTCGTTCAGCTTCTTCCTCTTTTGTTTTTCTATCAAGAAATTGTTCAAAAGTTTCATACTTTTCCATAGAGTCTCCTACTTTGAGTGGGGCGGCATTTTTGATTCAACAAACCAAACGTGTTGACGAAGTTTTGGGTGGTATTTACGCATACGCAACTTTTGCGCATTACGCAGTTGAGTTAAGGTTTTTGCGTGAATAAAATGATAAGAAGCTGAATCACGTTTTTCACCTTCTGGAATCATCCACACTTTATTATTACGATTCTTTTTTGCAGCCATTATTTAACCTTTTGTTTAATAGCATAGAGAAGTTTTTGAAGATTTTCTTTTTTATTAAGATTAACACCTTCAACTTCAATTTCCAGTATTTCTTCAAGTTCACGAAGCATTACTTTAACAGTTAAAGAACGATCTTGTTCTTCAATTTCAGGTTTTTCATAAATCTTCAATTGAACTAATTTACTTATAACACTTCTATAACCTTTTGAGAAGTGAGAAGCTAATTCATATACATCTTTTTGGTTTTCTTCAGTATACAGTTTAATTAATTCTGCTTCTTGTTCGTCATTCCAAGCTTTAACGCTCATTATTTACTCCAATTCTAATTCAAGCTGGTTGTTCCATACGTATCGTTGGGCAACCGCTTTACTTGCGTCTTCTAATAGAGGGATAAGAGAACTTACTTCATCAGCTGGAATAGAAAATCCCGATTTAGTGGGATACCATTGTCCAGTATCGCCATCCATCGCATATTCTCTAATATGTAGATAAAGAGTTTCTCTAAATTCATTTATTGTAACTTTTACAGCATTTCCATTTGGTTTATGAAAAGCAGTTCCAAAATCAATATTCATAATGTAATAATCTGTTCTGTATTAATAAATTCTTTTAACCAAGGGGTGACTGGATATGCCTTAAATACCTGTATCAAAGAATATCTTGTCTCTGTTTTTGAGTTATTAATCATACCGTGTGCTATAACATCTGGATCAAAAATAACAGATTGTCCACGTTTTAGTTTAATTTGTTCTAGTTCACCCTTGTTTTCAAATTGATAAATAAAATCATCACTTTCAGTTAAGGCTGTAAGAAGTCTTAAATTGTACTCTTCTGAATCTGTAATGCCTACGTTATTATCGTCTGTATGAAGAGGTGTGTTGTTGCCTGGAAGTTGCCTGTGTATTCTTACTCTTGTAGTTTTAATTTCAAAATAGTCTACTAAAGGTTTAAATAACTTATAATAAGCTGTATGTGAAAAATTTTCAGGGTTTTCTGTTTTACCTTCTCTATAAAAGTTGTGTATAGTCCCATCTACACTTTTGATAGCAATTGCATCTACGCAATCAGCTAAATCATAATCAGTATGAGCTTCAAAAATTAGTTTATCCCAATGTTTAAAATTAAAATCAATTATTGTCTTCGGAATTGTAAGCATACCAATAATCTTTCATTTGTGCGCCTTCTACAGGCCTATCTAAATAATCTTTACCTAAAATCCAGATGTCAGCGTTTTTCTTTTCTATTTGAGCACACCAGTTTTCGTAACACTCTTTGACCCCAGAAAGACCTCTCACGTATTGTGCATTTACAGTATGAAAAGCATTACTCCACCAAATAACCGCATCTTCATCAGTTGTAATACCTGATGTTACTTTTTCTGGGTTTTCACATATGTCAGAATGAATATATGAGTGTTTTAAAGATTTATATCTATCCCAATGTTCTTTGATAGCTTTTTCTGACCCCCACCAGTTAATTTCTCTTTCCCAGAGTTCTTGGCGTGTTAAATATTGTGTATCATTACCGCCTGTTTCATCTATTTTATACTTTGCGACTGCCCAGTCTAAAAATGCTGGATAATCTTCCCCATTCCAATGAGAAACTAATAGCTTTTTAAAAGCTAATGCAGGTTTACTATAATCATANTAGACTATTTCTGTGTCTTTATTAAAACCAAAACGATTAAGAATCATATTAGGCTTAAAACTTGCAGCTACAGAATAAAGTTTTTTAATAGGTTTATCTATTTTTATATAGTCTAAATCAACATAATTTTCTGTATTCCAAAAGAACACACATTTTGGAGCAAAGCTCACAATATTATTTATCCACGATAATTGATGTTCAAGATCTGCAGCACTAGTAGTTGGATATATATATTCTTTTGATTCTCTAATTTTTGGATGAAAGTTATAAACAGTTAAATCATTTGCTAAACTTACGTTTATAAAATTCCACCCATCTACCAGAGGCGTGCATATTGTAAGTTCTTCTGTAGGTTTTAATGATAGCGGAGTATAGTCATCATGTATATCTTTTATATGTCTGTCAGCTTTAATTACAAACTCTTCTTTTGTAGTTTTAGTTCCAAAAACAGGTTTATCAAACTTTTCATAGTATTTTAAATTAACTAAAAGACACTGTTTGTGTAATCCATAATAACCATTTAATCCTTCTGGATTATTTTTATTCTTTTTTGCTTTGTCCATAATATGACCAGTAACAAAAAAATTTTGTTCTTTAATCCAGCGTTCAATAAATTTGAAGAATGAAGCATCTTTAATTATATGACCAACAGACTGTACAATACAATAATCTACATCATGTTTTAAAGCTTCATCTAACACTTCATTTATTGATTTTCGTCACAATAATAGGACCAAAATACTTAAAACGAGTAAAAAATTCTGTAATTTCTCGTCTTTTTTGATCCATAGCTACATTTTGTGTGTGAGCTACATCATCATAAATACCTACAACGTAATTTTTATTGATGCCCATTTTTCGCATAGCTACGTACTACTAAATCCTCAAATTCTTTTGTTTTAATTCCATGAACAATAATATGATATCGATCCTCGTTAGATTCATTTACATACGCGTGTTCATTTCCTACGTCTAACATCATAGCTGTTCCTGCCTTAAAAGGAACAACCCCTTCATGACCTTTCATCTTCATTTTACATCCTTTTGGATGATTTAATGCCATATTGATTGGAGAAAGCTTATTGATATCAGTATCAGTATGAGGAGTTATGTAACCACCTGGTTCGAGTAGCATAAATCTAACACGATAATAAGCTGAAAAAGGAAATTTTTGTTTAAAGAAACTAACTGTATTAGGGCATAAACCTGAAACTTCTGTCCAACGATAGGGAGTTTCTTTATTAGACTTGTAACCGTATTGTTCATAATGATTAGTTTTTTCTGCAGAAATCCCGTGAATAGCTAAACTACGCCAACCTTTATGTTGATAACCCCCAACACCGTCATTATCTCTGTGTTTTACAAAACGATCTTTTAATGCAACAGCCTCTTTTAGCATAGTTTCATAGTTAAATTCAATATCAAGCTTTAACCAAGGTAGACCGCTATCATTTATTATCCAGTTATAATCGTTCATTAATAAATATCCAACAAATCCTCATCAAAGGCAAAGCTTGTTCCGCAACCGCACGAAGCTTTAGCTCCTGGATTATCAACCTTAAGCAGTTTATTCATTCCTTTATCTTCAAGATCAATAACAGTTCCATATAAAAATTGTAGTGAATCTTTGTCTACTAATGCTGGTGGCGAATCTGAAAATTGCACATCTCCGTCTTTAACTTCTGTATCTACATCAAAGCCGTAGTTAAAACCAGAACAACCACCACCGGTAACTCCAAATCGAAAGTACTGTCCTTCTTCTAAATTTTGTGTAATAAATATTCTAGCTTTAGGAGTAATGTCTGGTAACTTACCAGAATAAGATTCATCAATAATCGGAGCATTTCCGTGAAAATCATCTAGTACTTTGTCAAATAAAGAGTAACTTTTTTGTTGTGGCTGTTCTTTTTCAAGCTCTGCTTCAAGTTCTTCAAACCACTTATCAATGTCTGTGTCTAATGGC